ATGCAGATAAGCAATATCAGTTTTTGAGTGAAGAATGTACAAAGCAAATTATGATTGCACACCGTGTGACTTCACCTTTACTTTTTGGTGTACGTGATGGTGGTGGATTGGGTTCAAATACCGATGAATTAAAGACTGCACTTTTCATATTCCAAAAACAAGTCATTGAGCCATATCAAAGATTAATTGCAGATTCAGTAATGGAGATTTGCAAGGCATCAAATATCATTAGCAGTCCGCAAGTTATTCCAAACGAAATTTTGCAACCCGAACCAACTGAGGTTCAGCAAAAAAAAAAAGTTGAGTGCGAACACCAAAGCGTTTCTAAAATTTGCTGTTCATCAGAAAAAGATTTCACTGATGAGGAAGGAAGGCAATTCATTGAGGAGTTAAGAAATAAAGCTGAATATATTGATTCAGAGGAATGGGAATTGATAAGCGAGGAGGAGGTTACTGATCCCGAAAACGAATTGAACTTTACCTCTGAAATGTTCAATAAGATGCCGTCAATGTCGGATGCAAATGGAGGAGAGAAAAGTAATTGGGGTGACGCAGGATTGTACAAATTACGTTATGCATATTCTCAAAACTTATCCGCTAACTCACGTGAATTTTGCATTGATATGGTAGGTTTATCGATAGCAGGTGCGGTGTTTAGATATGAAGATATAAATAATATGAGTGACAAAGGTGTAAATGGAGATTTCGCACCAACTGGTAAAAGCACTTATGATATTTTTGTATATAAAGGTGGTGCATTTTGTCATCATTTTTGGAAGCGTCAAATCTATTTACGCAAAAGAGATAGCAAAGGAAGGATTTTGCCTAATGAAGGTCTTGAAAATGATAAGCGTGTAGGTAATAACCCATTCGTTCCAAAGAAAGGAGTAGAAGGTACTGCACCAATTAACACACGTTCCAGAGGTTCACTTAAATACGGATAATTAAAACTTAAAAAGATGCCAATACCACAAGAAATATTACTCATCAATGAGGACTACATAAAGAAGTTCACTCCGTTAACTGATGCAGTTGATCCCAATCTTATCAGACCTGCCATATATCTTGCGCAGGATAAGTATTTGACCAACTTTTTGGGGACAAATTTGACGGTTAAATTGAAAGCTGATGTGAGTGGTGGCACGTTGTCGGGTGACTATGAAACATTGCTGAACGAATACGTGTTAAAGGTTGTGTTGTGGTGGACAATGGTGGAGTTATATCCATCATTATTGTACAAGCACGACAATGGTAACTTGGTGAGCAGACAAAGTGAAGACACAACTCCAGTTACAAAGAGCGAGATGGAGTCACTCAAAGAAGCTGCAAGACAAAACGCACGTTGGTACACCAAAAGGATGGTTGATTATTTGTGTTATAATTCAAGTTTATTCCCCGAATACACCAACAATACCGACAACAACATTTTCCCCGATAGAAACCCCTACGGAAAGAGCAACTTTTTAATAACAAATTCATATAAAGAATGGCGAACCAAGTGGTCAATAAGAGACTTTCTCCCTCCATCGTACTAAAGCGAAAGGAGTACGAAAAGTTATTAAAGCAATATCTTAAAAAGCAAGAGAAAAGATGAAAGTAAAGTTGTGGCTATTGGGTATTGCAACGGTCTTTTTGCCCATCAAAGAACTGATGATAACAATCGGTTTTTTGGTGGCTATGGATATGGTGGTAGGTATATGGAAAGCTATTAAATTAGGCCAAAGAATTCGCTCTCGCAGGATGAGTGATACCATCACAAAGATGCTATTGTATCAAGTGGCGATTGTGAGTGGATTTCTAATTGAAACCTACATAATTGAGCAACTTATCCCCATTACCAAGTTGATAGCAACCGTGGTAGCCATTATTGAATTCAAATCAATTATAGAATCAATTGAGTCCGTAACTGGGAAAGATTTATGGAGTAAGATTAAGACGATTATAGGTAGAAAGAGCGAAGATATAACCGATGCAATGACAGATGGAAAAGGTAAGTAAGTACGTATCATATAAAGAGGTAACGCATAGCAACCAAGCGACTGCATTGAAGATTGGCAATACTCCAAACGCTGAACAATTGGGCAACTTAAAGCTTGTATGCACCAACATATTTGATAAGGTGCGTGAGCATTTCGGCAAACCTATTGGTATCTCATCTGCCTACCGAAGCTATGAATTAAATCAACGCATAGGTGGTTCAAAAAGTTCACAGCATATGGAGGGAAAAGCGATTGATGTGGATGGAGATATTCACGGAGGAGTGAGCAATAAAGAGATATTTGATTACATCAAAAATAATTGTACATTTGACCAACTGATATGGGAGTTTGGAAATGATAGCGCACCATCTTGGGTTCACGTAAGTTACAATAGTCAAGGGAATAGAGGTCAAGTATTACGTGCGGTCAAGAGTGGTGGTAGAACAGTATACCAACCATTCTAAAATATATGGCAGAAAGTCAAAAAACAAAGTTAGCACGTGAATTGCGTGAGCGTTTTCCAGATACACCAACTTTAACGTTGGCGAAGAAGTTAAGCAAAGAACATTTTGAAAGTTTCTTGGGAGTAGAAGATGCACGTGGTATATTGCGTAGAATTGAAGGCAAGAATGGTGCAAGAAATCGAAAAGAAACAACTGATAAATCTTTGTACAAATCAGAGGAAAGACCACGCAATCCTTTCAAGTTACCGAAGTCATATGCCAAAGGAAGAAAGCATATTGATATCAAGGGCAAAAAGATTTTAATCCTATCAGATATTCACATCCCATATCACGATATTGATGCAATTTCAGTAGCCATTCAAACTGGATTAGATGAAGGAGTTGATACCGTTGTGCTGAATGGTGACGCACTCGATTGTCATATGATTTCTGACTTTGTCAAAGATCCAAAGAAAAGAAAATTCAAAGATGAACTTTACGCAATGCGTACTTTCATTTCTGAATTGAGGCAAACATTCCCGAAAGCGGAAATCATTTATAAGGAAGGCAATCACGAGGAACGCTACTGGAGATATATGAGAGTGAAAGCACCTGAGTTATTCGACATTGATGCGTTTGATTTTGCTTCACTTTGCCATCTTGATAAGAATAATATCCAATGGATTGAAGGTAAAAACAAATTGAATGTAGGCGGTCTATCCATATTTCACGGACACGAATTCGGAAAGCAATTTATACCATCAGTTAACGTGGCGAGGGGATTGTTTTTAAAGACAAAAGCAAATGCAATGTGTGGACATCATCACCAAACTGCTGAACACACGGAAAGAGATGTTAATGGAAAGGTGATAACGTGTTGGGGTGTTGGGTGTCTATCTGAATTGTCACCTGATTACAATCCATATAGTAAATACAATCACGGATTTGCAATAATCACAAGAGGCAATGGAAAAGAATTTCACGTTAAAAACTATCGCATTAATCAAGGCAATATCTATTAGCATTGGCATTGCCATTGGTGTATTGATTTGCAGACCTGATTCAAGTAGGGTACAAATTGTACCCAACTCAGATACAATCACCGCATATTTGCGGACAATAGACACGCTAACCATTGAACGCACCAAATTAAAGACAATTTATGAAAAGGATATTGATACTATTTACCTTCTTGATAGCACTGCCATCGATAGCGCATACTCAGAGGCAATACAAAGACTCATTGAACTCGAAGGGGCTGGATTTTTTAACCGTTGAACGCAGGTTAGTTGTACTTGGTGTGAGGTCATTGGATTACTATATTGATCTAAATGAAAATCAACGTATGACTATTGATACATACGCTCAACTAAATGCATTTAATGTGCGATTTATTGCACAATTAGAGGGAATAAATAAGGGATTAAGTGAGGAATTAAATGAGGAATTAAGGGCAAAAAAAAAGTGGCGCAATGCCACTCTTTTAATATCAGGTGCTAATGTCATTTTTTTGACATCATTCGTTTTAAGTAGATAGCAAAATCCAAAGCTTCTTCGTATGCGTGCTGCATCCATTCACGCTCTGATAAATTCGCTTTATCTACTGTTGTGCCGTACTTCATTCGTCCCATTTTTTCTCGGGATATTAGATCGGTAATTACTTCTTTATAGACATCACTTTGGCAGTTGTCAAAATCGTGTGTTATATTCATTGCTCAATTATTTTTTTTAAGTTAGGTGTAAAATAGTTTTCTCCCTTTAATACCTTTCCATCCTCTCGGTAAATGGGTTTATTGAACCTATCCAATTTGCTCATATTACTTGCGTGAACTTCGTCAAACATCGCTTCAAGTTTGTCATCAATTCCAAGATGGATAGCATACCCGAAAAGCAAATACATTTGGTCAATTATTGCATCAGATAACTCAATGAGGTCATCAGCGTTTTTCATCTCATCTAATTCTTCTTGAATTAATCTTTCGTGCAACATACAATCCTGCATTGTCTTGCATCCATCCATAGGTAGATTAAATCTTTGGCGAAATTCTCGCACCTGGTCAATTTGTTTTTTCATCTTAATACTCTTTTTAATACGCTAAATTTTGAATTAAATTCTTCTTTGGTAAACTTACCTTTCGAATAATCAAAGAACCAACCTTCGCCATCTTTTGACCATTTGAAGTAGTTGCAAATTCTGCAACACTTCACTCTTTTGTGGTCACTTGGCCTTTGATATTTCATCTTGTCTTTTGAAAAAAAAAACAAAGGAAATTTGCGATTGCAACTAAAGCACTTCTTCATTTCCAAATGTTTCGTTGTAGTATTGCTCTCCCTCTTTTGAATTATCTATATAGCACATTCCAATACCGCAGCCATTATTCACCGCATTCATAATCTCCTTTTTGTGCTTTTCTTTTGCCTTCTTAAAAATTGATTGCCATTCTACTTCGCATTTTGCCTTATTCATTTGCTCTGTTTTTATAGCCATAATAAGATATTCAATACTACTGTGCTTACTCATTGACCACCTCCACTTTTTCAGATTCCTCCTTTGCGTTCTGAATTAATTTGGTTAATTCAGGTAGCATCCAGTATCCGTACGTTGCCATCTCTTCTGTAAATTCACCAATTTGTTGAGTAACATTTGGAAGTAAAGTGCCATCAACATCCCATAAACTGGCTATTGTTCTTCCGTGTTGTTTTTGTATAGAATCATTGAGCCTCTTTAAAAGCATCTTTGTTTGGTGATTGTAAAACCATTTGACGGTCTCGCACTCATCAGCTGCATACAATGAAGCTTGTAACCACATCAATAGGTTAAGCACCTTCAATTTTTCGTGGTCTTCAATTGTAATTTTGTTTTTCATAATTCATCATTGATTTGTTTAGAGATTAATTCAAGTGCGTATTTAGCACCAGCTACAAAGGCGAAATAAGCCTCTCCGCTCATGTCGTCTTCGTTTCCAAAAGATGCGTAGCTTTCCGCTTGCATCTTGATTAATTTGTTTAGTTCCATATTGTTTTTTTAGTTGTTGCAAATATAAATAAATTTCTATGCGAAAGCATACTTTCCAAAATTCTTTTTTAATTCATAAAACGCCCTCATCATTATTGCATCAGCAAAGTCGGGAGAAATGCCGTGCCTTTTTTTTAAGTCTTCTTTATTTGTCACTCTCAATTTCCCATCACTATCAAGCTTCTCCCTGCGAATCATCTCCAGTTCTTTGACGATTGTGTCTTTGTGAGTTGATTCAAAAGTTATGAGGTTGTTGGTTATCAATTCTCCCATCTTAAAATAGCAATCACTTTTAAGATTCATATAATTATCTCGCACTGCTTTTGATCCGTTAAGAAACCCCTTGCAACGCAAATAATCAACCGCACCTCCTCCGATGCCATCTTCATCACATAGCACATTTGAAAGCTTAACACCGTGACTTTTCACCAACTGGTTAATGGTATCCACAACTTCATTGATTGGTTTGTGTTTTAGCACTACAAAAGTTTCAGCGTGTAACCCATTCCACACAACTATAACTGTCCTATCGTCTCCCATCCGTGCAATATCAGCAGTTATGAATTTGTCAACGTTGGAATTGGCAGGTGTGCGGAAACATCGCAGTAAGTCATCGTACTCATATAGGCGGTCTTTAGTCTCATCGTAATCCCAATCGCCTTCCAAAAGTCTTTTGCGGTCTACTTCAGGCAGTAATAAAAGAGATTCAAGATAGACTGGTGACACGTGGGGATTGTCAGTTGGTAAGGCTTGGATAAATTCCCTATCCGACCTTATTAAACCACTACGTTTAGCGTCAAAGAATTCACGATACAGCCATCCTTTGTGAGGGTTGCAGGTGAGCAGTCCCTTTGGTTTATCGTTAATCAATTTATAGCGCACACGTGAGGCCAAGATGTTAACGCATTTTTCAGATACCTCCCCTGCCTCGTCTACAAAATAATCAGTCAACTCGATCGATCCAAAACGCTGGAACTCGGGATCTGATGGAGTATCCGCTAAGTCCATTAAGATTGTCTGACTTCCATTGTACCAAGTTATTACGTGGTCTTGTCCATTGTAGTTGTAATGTTTTCCCGCAATCAGATTGTGATGAGCGCAAAGTTCAAAGAATGTTTGCATAGTGGATAGGCGAAGCTTCTTTAATTCAGCACGGCCTATTAAGCCTCTGGTACCTGGATACTTTAATCTTCTTTTTATTTGCCAGTCGCATCCGAGGAATGACTTTCCTCCACCAACACCTCCACCATATAAAACCTGCTTGATGTCGCTATCTATTGCAAGTGCGTTGAGAGCAGCAATTTGCTTTTCGTGGAATTCGATTTTCACAATACCTCCTTTGCCTTTTGTTGTAAAATATGACTGTCCATAATGTCAGCATATACAAGCCTTGATAGTTCAGCTTGATAATCTTCTTTGATTCTATCCTTTGCCATCTTATCAAGTCGTTTGAACTTATAATCACTCATCTGATTTGCGTCAAGTGTCTTTTTGTATGCCATAAATTGCCACCTTTTCCACTCGTCATCACTCCACGTGCCATCCGTGTAAGCACCCAATTCATATAACTTGCGTAGCTTCATCGGTGCAAGCATCAGCACATAGTCACGTTTATTCTCTTTCCACAATTGCAAGTCATCAGTAAACATTTGTAGCCAATCAACTGGAGTGGATTCATCAATAGATGGTGGAGGGATGGATAGCTTTTGTTTCTTCTTATCAATGGCAAGATTCATCTTCATTTTATACTCTGAATATTGCTTCAAGACATCAGATAAAAACGCAACTGACATCAACCCGAAACATTCCACACGTGGCCAATCTTGACCAACTGCGTTAAGTTGGAAGGCAAGTGCTAACTCACCAATTGTAACGTATCTGTAATGCCCTTGAATCACTCCATACAATAAGTTCGTTTCCTCATCGGATGGTAAAGTCTTGATGCCATATAGCACGATTCCATAGGATAGCGTTTGCTTAAAAATAGATAGTGTGCAATCTCCAAGATTGATTTGTTCCTGCGCCTGAAGGTATGCCTTTTCGTTATGCGTCAAGCCACTGCTGAAGGCTTGTCCTTTGTATTCTACCAATTGTGTCATTGTGTTGATTTTTAGTTACAAATTTAGTTAAGTCCCAAGCTGACCTCATCGCAGCTTTCCAGTCCTTCATTTTATTCTTGCCGTACTTCCAACCTGTGTTAGTGTAATGGGATATGAAAACATCAGCAAAGTTGAGCGCATCCTCTGAAGTTGCGTGCGGCATCTTTTCAAGAAAGTGGTCAGCGACTTCCTCAAGTGAGGGAACAATGAAACGACATTCTTTCGATTTTGTTTGAAGGATTTGCTCCAGTCTTGCTATCCTTTCTTCGAGTGACTGTACCTTTAAGATTAAAGTAGGGTTGTCCATATTGTAAAAGTTTTTTAGTTTCGGTGCAATTATAACCATATTTCTCCAATGTCTCAAAAAATTGATTCGCATTGAACTGGTATTCTCCATCCGTTCCGTACAACTCGCAGAACTTTCGAGTGCAATGTATAGCCGTTGCGTGGTCTTGATCGAATTGTTGTGCGATTCTTTGCCAAGTTAGATTACCATCAGCTAAAAAAAGGAAGGTGATAAACATACCACGTGCATCAACAATGTTTCTTTTGCGGGATTTTTCGTGGATATCCTCAGGACTTACACCATACACCTCCTCACAACATTGGTAAAGGATATCATTGAGCGTTTTTTGGCTATCGAATTTGTCCACAATCTCATCAAGTTCCGCAATAATCTCGGGAGTTGTTTGCTCCATCAATTCACGTAACCGTGCAAATTGACTTTTGCTTTGAACTCGCATATTGTCAATGATTTTTAATAGCAGATCATTCATTGCAGTAAATTTGAGGTTCGTGTTCGTTTTCGTTTTCAGCTACTGCAAGTTCTATCAATTCGCATTTGTCCACGTTGATAAGCTTGGATAGTTTCTCAATGTGATGAATTGACATTGTGAGTGGGTAGCTTTCGTATTTGCGACCAGTTGGCCACGTTACCTCCATTGCCCTTGCAAATTCTTGCGTATTGGCAAAATGGGTTTTAATTAGTGTTCTAAATTTCATTTTAGTTTTTTTATATATTCAATAAATTCTTTCGGGTCATCAAAAGTGATAACCCCCCTTAAAAAGGGAGGTCATCAGCGTTTGACAATTTAGCATCCATTATAGCGTCCTTATACGGATTGTCTCCAGTTGTAAGGTACACTTCAAATGCCTGAGCCGTAGCGCATATGATTCCAATTTGTTTCTCCATTGATTCGCCTTCACCTTTGTGGAGATCAACTGCTGCCTTCAAAGCAACGGCACGTGCGATGTCTGCCTTATCCTCTGGAGATTTGCCATAAGACTTGGGAGCAGAACTACCACCAGTCCAAGCGGGTTTGTTGGATTGCAAAAACTTGATATTCCAATACTTGCCTTTTTGCGTGTACTCGTAATTCATCTCGTCACCTACTTTCCAAGTGGGGATTTGAGTCTTGGCGAAGCATCCGCCAACGTCACCGTTTTCCATTTGAACCTCGAATTTAAAGAGGTCATTCCACGTGCCATCGTTCTGGATGGACTTGATTTTTGATGTTTTCATCTTATTTTTGTTTTTAATGATTTCGTTATATTTTTTTTCTAAGTCTGTTTCGAAGTCAATGTGCATCATTACTCCTTTGTAAGCAACTGTGATTAGTCTACCTTGACTGAATTCATATTCCTCTCTTTTGCGGTGGCGATATGAAAGAGGTTTGCCAGTCTTGAACTCGTCCCAATACTGCCATTGCTCACTCATCTCTTATATGTTTTTTCTTTGAGCAAAGCCTCCATCCGTTCAAATGGTTTGCGTGGTACACTTTCCGCAATGTGTTGAGCGATTGCGTTGAAGTCAAGTTGCTCCTTTGGATAACTCGATGACTGCACGCAGATAAATTTACGTGGGTAGGTGCTATCGAATTGCTTCATAACTTATTTGATTATTTATTTTGTTCAACAAATTAACTGATTCATTAAAGTCTAAAATCCAACTATACATGCCCCTTTCAATATGCAACTGCAAAAAATGTTTTATTGCCGCTGCTTCTTTTGCATCTAATAGATACATTCCGCTTCCAATCAGATTTCTTTTCAATTCAAAATCCTCAAGGTTCTTTCCGTATATCTCAATTTTTTTGTACTGCATATTAGATAATTTGAAAGATAAAGATTTCAGTTGATGGTCTTTCTTCGCCATCGTGAGCAAATGCCCATCCGTCTGCATCGTAACCATAGTGCAAATCCATTGAGGATGCCTTTTCAATTACATAGCGGTTAGCCATTGATAATGAATCATAATTGCGAACTTCTGCATTGATTCCTTCTTTGATGTGTACTTGATACATAACTGTTGTTTTTTTTGTTTGTTTGTTTTTTAGTGATGTGCGTTGAAGAGTCG